CCAAATCTCGCAATGTCCAAGCCCCATACAATAGGCTCGGAGGCGGTTAAGGACACATCACGATCTACCGCTGCACGGGCTAGTTCGATTGGAATAACCGTATCATCATCAACATTGGGAAACTGACCCAACACCTCAACCCTGGCAACTGTTGAGTCCTCTCCGTATTGTTCCAACATTTTTTGAAATAATTGCTTATCGGTTTCCTCAACCTCTCTTGAGTCTATTTGTTCGGTATTCCAAAAGGATCGTTTGGAGTGGAATGAATCATAAAAAGGGCCAGAGTTTCTTCGTGGATTTGAAAACGAGAACCAAAAACGATTCTTGGTTGGCTCAGTAAAAAAGCCCTCTGACACAGAATAGATCGGGGAGGGTATGCCGCTTGCCTCATCCATAATTAAACAAACACCTGCTGAAGAATGTACCCCAGCAAACGCGTCCGGGTTTTCTTCCGACCATAGTTGGGCTTGAGCATAATAATAGCCGGTGTCTATTTTTAAATCACTAATCAACAGTTCTTCATACCATTGTTGCGGCTTTAATGAGGTAGCGGTTTTCACAAACCAATGGCCGTTTATGGCCAATGTCAGCCATTTGCCAAGTTCTGCCCAGGTTCTTGATCGTAATTGCTGTTCTGTGTTCGCTGTTACTATGATGGTTGAGCCAAGCCTGGTTGATAGCATCCACAAGATAAGCCAAGCCACTAATGCCGATTTACCAATACCTCTGCCGGAGGCAACGGCGAGCCGGAACATCTCTGGCAAGTCCATCGTTTCATTCTTGCGAATATGGTTGCCAATATCTCTTAAAATTTTTTCTTGCCACCTCCTAGGGCCAGAAAAGTCGGCAAGGGGGGTTCCTTCCTGATTCCAGGGGAAGATGTATCTGACAAAGTTTAATGGATCATC